AAAAAACCTCCCCAAAGGGGCCCAGTCGGGCTGAGTTTTGACGAATCCCCGACAGGCCGACCGAATCGAAACGAGATGACCGCAGGACGAGGCAATGAGTACCAGGTGGCCCGAAAGCGCCTCCTGGCGAGTGGCCCGGTGTGTGTGTGGTGCCGCGAGCGACCGGCCACAACAGCGGACCACGTTCCGGCACTATCCTCGGCTCCGAGCCCCGAACTGTGGGTCGGAGAGCTGGTTCCGGCCTGCTGGAAGTGCAACTCCAGCCGTGGTGCCGCAATGACCAACAAGCGCCGGGCCCAACCGAAGACCTCGAGGGACTGGTGATGCGCCGCCACGAGGAAGCCTCCCAGGTTGTGCTCGCTGGACTCGACACGCCCAACGCGGTGCTCGCCGAGTCGCTCCTGGGTCTTGCCAGGGCGTGGGACATCATCGAGACAACCGGAGACGGCATCGGCAACATCGCGAACCTTGCCAACCAGATTGTTCGCACCCTCAAGGAACTCGGCGTGGACGACGATGCAGACGTGTGGGACCAGCTCGTCGTCGAGCTCACCGACAAGAAGTGATCCCGCCACGGTGGGGGACTCCCCGGTCGAAACGTAAGACGCTCGGCCACGCCCTTGCCAGGGTGTCCGAGGCGTTCGACCTGCCGCTGTTCGAGTGGCAACGACACGTCGCCGACGTAGCCCTCGAGCACCGCGGGGGCCGGTTTGCCTACCGCACGGTCGGCGTGTCCGTTGGCCGCCAGAATGGCAAGACGGCGCTCGCTGCGGCCCGCATCGGCCTCGAGCTGCTCCAACCAGGGCACGTCTGCGCGTTCACCGCCCAGGATCGGAACATGGCGCGGAACAAGTGGGAGGAACACGTCGAGGCCATCCTGAACTCGAGCCTGTCGAAGCGTGTCGCCCGTGTCGCCAGGTCCAACGGCAACGAGGCGCTCTACATGAAGAACGGGTCGTCGTACCGCGTGGTCACACCTAACCGGAAGGGTGCCAGGGGTCTCACAATCGACCTGGTTGTCATCGACGAGGCGTTGACGCACACGATGGAGGTCGTCGCGGCCCTTCAGCCGACGATGGCAACCAAGCCCAACGCGCAGCTGTGGATTCTTTCCAACGCCGGCGACGCGAACTCGACGATGCTCGCCCACTACCGCAACCTCGGCCATGAGAAGACCACGAAGACGCTGTCGTGGCATGAGTGGAGCCCAGCGGCTGACAAGTTCGACCCGTTGGACCCGGACGTGTGGGCCCAGGCCATCCCGACACTTGACGAGGCCGGAGGTGTCACCCTGGATGCTGTAGCCGACGCAGCTGCGACAACGGAGCCTGAGCTGTTCGCCAGGGAGTGGCTGAACGTGTGGCCCGCCCTCGAGGCTGTTGCCGTCATTGCGATGGGCGACTGGGAGAAGCTCGAAAAGCCCGACGTGGCAATCGGGTTCGAAACGGTGCTCGGCCTGGACGTGTCACCTCAACGAGACTGCGCCACGATCGCAGCGTGCGGCCGCAACGGTGCGTTCACGCCTGTCGAGGTTGTCGACCATCGCCAGCACGTCGGCTGGGTCGAGGAACGCCTCGTCGAGCTCTACAAGAAGTGGCGAGCACCCGTAGTGATCGACGGCGGCAGCCCGGCCGGGTCGTTCATCGTGACCCTCGAGCAGGCCGGTGTGGAAGTCATAGCCCTCGGGATGCGCGACTACGCCAGGGCGTGCGGATCGTTCTACGACGGCGTAGTCGAGGGCACCATCACGCATCTCGGCGACCGGTTGCTAACCGACGCGGTCGGGGCAGCCTCGAAGCGCCGCCTGGCTGAACAATGGGCGTGGAACCGGCGATCCACCGTGAATATCACGCCCCTGGTGGCGGCTACTCTTGCNAGATGGGGCGTAGTTTCGGCTCACCAGAAAAAGCCGACCCCTGCCATCCACTAAAGGGGCGTAAATGTCCATAACCGCTTCGCTGCTACAAGCCGTCGGAATCGTCGCAGTATTCGCATCACTCTGGATGATCGGAGGCGTGTGGATTCTCGTCCTGGGCCTCGGAGCGTTCACCACCGTGCTCGGATTAGCAATAGAACGCACGTCGAGGACTAGCTGATGTTCCTACGACTAGCACAAGGCCCCGTCGAGCACCGGGCCGAAAACTTCGTCCTGCCNACGATGGGGCTGATGCCTCAGCCGTTGAGTGGCCCGCTGACGATCACCGAGTCGACGATCCTGTCGATTCCGGCGGCGTACCGGTGCATCCAGATCATCTCCGACTCGATTGCGTCGCTGCCGATCCACGCGTTCCGCAACGGCAAGCAGATCGACACACCCGACATTTTGCGTCAACCTGATCCGGCTGAGACACGGGTCGACACGGTGTCGTCCATCTGCACGTCGGTTCTGATCGACGGGAACGCCTACGCGGTGCTCGGCAACCGTGACAGTCTCGGCTATCCGCGGAGCATGGCGGTTCTGGCACCCTCGGTGGTGTTCGTTGGCCCTGAGGACGGTCAGGTGATCTACAAGGTGAGCGGCCAGGAGTACGCAGCCGAGGACATGCTCCATATTCGNGGTCTGACGTTGCCGGGGCACCTCACCGGCCTGGGGCCGTTGGCGATGCAGCGGCGCACTATGGGGCTCGCTATCGCAGGCGAGGACTACGCATCAGAGCTCTACACGACCGGGGCGATGCCCAACGGTGTCATCACCGCCGACTCTGAACTGTCGAAGGAGGAGTCCGAGGAGCTCAAGAACAGGTTCGTTGCCGCTCACGGCGGCAGGCAGCGTTCCCCAGCGGTCCTGTCCGGCGGTGTCGGCTACCAGGCGCTCTCGTTTTCGGCATCAGACCTCGAGCTGCTCGAGTCTCGCCGGTTCAACGCCCAGGTCGTCGCAACGGTGTTCGGCGTGCCCGGTTTCCTCATCGGGGTCGGCTCGGCCGACTCGAAGACCTACTCGAACGTGCAGCAGGACACTCAACTGTTTGCGTCGTACACGCTGCGGCCGTGGCTGTCTCGCATTGAAGCCGCACTATCGCAGCTGCTCCCCAGNGGCCAGGAAGCCAAGTTCAACCTCGACGGGCTGCTCCGGTCGGACACGATGCTGCGCTACACGGCACACGAAGTCGGCTTGCGCGCCGGGTTCCTCACCGTNGNNGANGTGNGAGCCCTCGAAGACCTCGACACCGACGCTGAGGAGGCCGTCAATGTCTGAACTAATCACCCGCACCCTCGAGGTCGCCGCCCTGGAGCTGCGCGAAGGCGACGACGGCCACCACCTCGTCGGCGTGGTCGCACCGTTCCACGCCACCTACGACGCAGGCACGTTCGTCGAGGACTTCGCCCCATCAGTGTTCGACAAGTCCATCGCTGAACGCGGAACCCGCATACCGCTCCTCGAACAGCACGACCAGGCCCGCAACCCGATCGGCATGGCCGTCTCCTGGGAGAAGACCAGCGACGGCCTCGTCGGCGACTTTCGCCTGGCGCGCACCACCCGAGGCGACGAAGCCCGACAGCTCGCCCTCGANGGGATGGTTACCGGCATGTCGGTCGGGTTCCATCCGATCCGAAACAAGACCGAGACCCGAGACGGCCGCCAACACGTCACCCGCCTCGAGGCACGCCTCGACCACGTCGGCTTCGTCACCGCACCCGCCTACACCGAAGCCCAGGTCGTATCGGTCAGGGGCTACGACCCTGACGACCCGGAAGTAGCACCACGTCTAGCAAGGTGGAGGCACCTGCTCGCCGTCGAATAACACCCATCTGACGGCTGCTACTGTCGTCGGTGAGCGCCGCGGGCCACGCCGCTCTGAGCACCTGGTCTGCACCCTCGGATAAACCCACCTATCCAGGAGTGCAATCATGAAGTTGCTTGACCAGTTGGTCGAGGAGCGCGCCGAACTCGGTGAGACCCAGGAGACAATCGTCAACCGGGCCGCAGACGAGACGCGTGACCTCACCGAAACCGAAGACACAAACCTGAAGGACCTGAAGACTCGAGGCGACGCTCTCGACGAGCGCATCAGCGAGCTGCGGTCCATCCAGGTAGCCAACCTCGAAGCTGCGAAGCTCAAGGCTGAGGTTGCCGCAACAGATGAGCCTGCCGAGCGGGCCACAGGTCGCGTCACAGTGACCGACGAGCCGCTGACGTACACCGAGCGGGCCGACCACAACTTCTTCGTCGATATGTACCGCTCCCAGGTGCTGTCGGACCCGAACGCCCAGCAGCGCATGGCGCAGCATCAGCGTGAGATGGAGCTCGAATACCGCGACATCTCGACCACCAACCTCGCCGGGCTTGTCGTACCGCAGTACGCAACCGACATGGCCTCCGCTCTCGCAAGGGCAGGTCGTCCAACGGCGAACGTCTGCACCGGCTTGCCTCTGCCATCGGATGGCTTGACGATAAACGTGTCGAGGGTGACGACGGGAACGTCGACAGCCGCCCAGGCAACGCAAAACTCGGCCGTGTCCGAGACCGATCTGGACGACACGCTGCTGACGATAAACGTCCGCAGCTACGCCGGTCAGAGCGATCTCAGCCGTCAGGCGCTAGAGCGTGGAACCGGAGTCGAGGCCCTCATCATGCAGGACCTGGCACTCAGCTACGCGACGACACTCAACGCCGACATCATCAACGGTGCAGGCAGCTCGGGGACACACCTCGGCATCCTCCAGACGACCGGCATCGGCGACGTCGACGCAGACGACGCCTCACCAACCGGGGCGGAGACCTGGGTGCAGGTCATCAAGGCCATCGGAACGGTCAACGAAAACCGGTACCTGGCCCCTGACATCATCATCATGCACCCCAGGCGTTGGGCCTACATCGCAGGATCGTTGGACGGCAACAGCCGCCCACTGGTCAACCCGATGGGCAACAACCCGACGGACCCGGCAGCAGTCGGCTCGGCGGCAGGCTACGGAGCAGTCGTCGGCAACATCGCCGGTGTCCCCGTCGTCACCGACGCTGGAATCCCCACCAACCTGGGCGCAGGCACCAACGAGGACAACATCATCGTTGCCCGCCGCTCGGACCTGCTCCTGTGGGAGTCCGGCTCAGGCGCACCCGCCGTGGCCCGCTTCGACTCGGTCGGCAGCGCCTCGCTGACGATCAAGCTCGTCGCCTACGGCTACTCGGCGTTCAGCGCCGGCCGCTACCCGACAGGCGTTTGCAAGGTCCAGGGCACGCTGCTCTCAGCGACGCTGTAATCCCCCACCGGTCGGGGCGGTCAGCTGACTCGAGCAGACGGCTGGCCGCCCCACACCTGGAGGCAACATGAGCACAAACGAATCACTGTGGGCCAAGCAGGCTCCAGCACGCGGCGAAACCGCTTCCGCTGACACGCCTTCTGAGGCTCCCGCAGCCAAGAAGAAGGCACCTGCGCCCAAGAAGGCGAAGAAGGCCTCCTAGGGGCCTGTAGGGGCATCTGGTGGCCGACTACACCTCCACAGCGACAGTCAAGACGTACCTGGGTATCCCCGAGGGCACCACGTCGGAAGATTCTGCGATCGACGCTGCCCTCGCAGCTGCCGAAGCCGAGGTGAACAACATCTGCGGACGCACGTTCGCCGTACCAGGGTCGGCAACCGCGAAGGTGTTCCAGCCTGTCAACGGGGTCGTCGTCCAGGTCGACGACATTGCCCAGACGACGAGCCTTGTCGTCAAAACCGACACCGCCAACGACGGGGCCTACGACACGACGCTGACGCTCACGACCGAATACATCCTCGAGGGCAACGCCGCCCCTTACCGGATCATCCGTCGCGTCGACGGCTCGACGTTCCCCAGGTACCGCTCAGACCGGCCCACAGTCGAGGTGACCGCCTACTGGGGCTACGCAATGGCCGTGCCGGGCCCGGTCGTCCAGGCGGCGACGGTCCTGTCGGCACGCCTGTATCAGCGTCGCAGCTCCCCGCTCGGCTTCCAGGCAGGCATGTCGAGCGAGTTCGGGCCGGTACGCATCAGCCGCATCGACCCGGACATCAGGTCTCTGCTGTCGGGCTACCGACTGATCGGAGTGGCATGAGATGGCCGATTATGCGGCGATCCGCGACGGCCTCAAAACGAGGCTCGAAACTATCAGCGCCCTGGCGGTTGCTTACGACAATGTCCCAGATCGCGTCGTTGTCCCGTGCGCGGTCGTTGCACCCGGCAGTCCAGTCGCCCAATACCACCAGTCTGGCAACGACGCTGGGCAGCTCATCCAGTTCAACTTCGACGTTGTCGTCCTCGTCCAACACTGGGAACCGAACGCAGCCCAGGACCGGATTGACGCAATGATTAGCGGCGCAGGATCAGTCCAGACCGCCATCGAAGGCGACAAGACTCTCGGTGGAAATGCGGCCACAGTTCAGGTCATCCGATGTCTCGATTACGGCAGAATCCAGGTCGCCGATACAGAGTATTCTGGAGCACGATTCACCGTGGAGGTGCTTGCAAGATGAGCAAATACAAAGTCGTGGGAAACCACACAGTCGCAGGAGTAGAACCCGGCGGTTCACTCACTGAAAAAGACCTCGAGGACTACGCAGTCGACGCACTTGTCGAAGGCGGTCACCTTGCGGATACAACCGGCCCAAAGTCCACGAAAACGGAGGCATAACTGATGGCCGTATACATGGGTAACGACGCGAGCGTTACCATCAACTCAGTCGATTTGAGCGACCACGTCGCCCAGGTCAGCTTCACCGAGACCTCGGCAGAGCTCGAGTCAACTGCGATGGGCGATTCAAACGTCACCCGGATCGGCGGCCTCAAGGACGGCTCGGTCACCATCGAGTTCCACGCCGACTTCGCTGCAAGCGAGGTGTACGCGACAATCAACCCGCTGCTGGGCACAACCACAACCGTGCTGGTGGTGCCGGTATCGGGGTCCGTGTCAGCGACGAACCCGTCGAAGTCAGTCAGCGCACTCGTCACCGAGGTGCCGTTCGTCGACCATGCAGTCGGCGACCTCGCCACAGTGTCGGTCACCTGGCCGTTCTCGGGGGCAGTAACCACAGCGACCGCCTGATGATTGACCTGACGCTGACCGTCGAGCTCGAGGACGGGGAAAAGTGGCAGGTCCGTCCCAAGCTCGGGACGTTCATCAAGTTTGAGAGACAGTTCAAGACCCCTGTCTCTACAGCCTTCAACGAACCCGCCCTGGAGCACCTCGCGTGGCTCGCCTGGGAGGGCTCCCGCAAAGACGGGCGCACCGTTCCACCGTTCGACAAGTTCGTCGACAACCTCGTCGACCTAGACCTGGAGAGTGATGACACCCCTTTAGTCGACACGGCCTGACCTACCACATCGCCGAGCTCGCCCTGGCGACCGGTCAGCCGATAACAGCTCTGTTGGATGCACCGCCGGAGCTTGTGAAAGCACTCAGGGCGGCGCATAACGAACGGATGAAAGACCAGGAGCGTGGCAGGCAGGCAGGTAAGCGTCGAGGGCGCTAGAGAGCTGCGTAAGGCACTCAAGACTGTCGGCGACGAAGCCAAAGCCGG